ACCTGTAGCAAAGTTAGCTTCTGATACGTATGAGCCAGTAGGCTGTGTTGCCACTGCGAATGGATCTAGACCGTCCTGATAAGCGTCAGACCAGTCTGCTGATGTTGAATCTTTTGCAGAAATGAAAATTCTTGCTGCACCGATAATAATATTACGAACGTTTGTTGCCATTTATTTATTTCACCTCCTCCTTTTTCTAGGATATAAAGTTTTGCGGCATTTCCTCAAATCCAATAATACTTGAACTGGGGTTATTAGGCAAATCTTCCTTCTGTATTTAAATCCCTAGTGTAAGAATATACTATGGCTAAATCAGCCTCTAGTTCGCCTTGCAGCTCAGAAGCTGGGTTTGGCGAGTTTGCCTCAGTAAGGGAAAAGTATTTGTAGGCAAATGGGCTGGTAGGATCTACTTCCTTCACATACTCATTTACCGTCTTAGCAGACTCATCGAATCTTCTAAATAGGTCTAACATGACATTCATAATCTTGATCGTCTCTGTTAGTGTTGTTGAATAAATCTTAAATGTTAGTCTATCTTGGCAAATAACCCAGTCAGTGTCATATCCTACGATATCGTAGTCATACACAATGTATGGTGCATCTGCCTTTATAAATTGCTCTCGTTGTCCACTTTGCTGGACAGAAAATATTGGACCAAATGGATCTCTGTAAATAGGTGGATAGTCGTTAGAAACCATAGCACCATTGTCTCTTAATTCCTTCCATAGGACTTTAAGTACATTTGTTAATGCTGTTTTACTATAATCAGCCATTTACATCACGCTTCGCTTTCTGATATGTTCTTGCTACCTGGCGAATATGCTTAGATGCTGTAACTTCACCAATTCTTTCAAAAGATGTCTTTGATAGCTTTCCTGATACTGACTTAGGCATTTGATTTCCCGCCAAAGCCTGCGCTCTTTCAATTTCCTTAAATAAGCTTGACTTAGCCATATCCATATTTAATCTAGCTGAATTAACAAATCTAAACATTGTCTTTTGATAGGCATTCTTTACCTCTTTACCACCTGGAGTTCTTACAGTAACAAATCTTCCTTTTGGAATAAATACTGGCTCCCCAGATTGTGAGTAAAAGAATAATGCTCTGGCATTCTTTGCCGTAATTCTTACCGTCTGACCCTTTTCCATAACTTCAGCCTTATATGTAAACTTATGACGTCTTGTTGTGCCATTTTTAATTGGAACATATGTTCTTGATTGCTTGAAGTCAGATGACAAGGTAATTGCTCCCATTTTATACTGACCAGTTATTTTCCATAGTCTAGCTAATGGCTTTCCTACTCCGTTCCACTCATAAACATGGTGTAATGATTTAGGGCTAAGTCTAGCCTCTGTATCTATAAATGCTGCCAATGACTTCTCTGCAATAGATGTGATTGCTTGACCTACCGCCTGATCTACTTCATATGTTCTGGTTGATTTTGCTACACCCTCAACATAAGCCATAGCATTACCAATTGTATCTGAGGCATTTGTGATTACTTTAAGCGAAGGCATCCTGAATATCGCTCCTCTGCAAAGTGCTCTCGTATTCTAGGATCTGCCCGAAACCATCTACAATAGGTGTGCATCCAACAACTGTAAACATTGTTGGTGGATTATTTAGTGTCTCTGCTTCCTCCCAAATAACATTACCGCCTAGGTCTCTGATATTTGTAATCTTAGAATTTCTTGATAGCTTATCGATTGTATTTACTTTAATAATTTCTTCAACGATATATCTAGAATCGATAGTTTTATCGTTTGATGGTGTTCTTACACCAGATGAAATAATTGATTTAGCTAGGCATGGTACAGTTTCTGCGTATACCCATTGTCTTTTAATTTCCCCAGTATTCTCATCACGCTTCTGCTGGACACGATAAATGTCAGCTAGCATGGCATACTTAGCTTCTACTGAATATGATCCAATCACTAGATCACCGCCATATTTGTAGACTTAAACTCATCTAGGAGCTTGTCTGCGTAGAAGTTACCTGTCCCCCTGAAAGCTAGCTTTGAAAATTCCATGTCTGTATCGCCAAACGATACATTGCTTACATATCGTGCTCTCCAGATATTGTCCTTACCAAAGTAGTCCTTCATCAGCAAGAGCATGGCTGCCTGAACTTTTTCTGGAACATACTTCCACCCAAATACTCCAGTTATATCATATCTATATCCGTTATAGAAACTACCCTTAGATGGATAAACAATATCTAGTCTTCCGCCCTCATTGATGTCTTCATCGGAAATAATTCTTAATGAGTGGTTTGTATCTGTAATCTCTACTGGAAAATTAAAATTATTAATGCTATTTACTGTATCAATAACAGTCTTAGTATTCTCTTTAATAACTGTATATGAAACAATTCTTTCGCCAAGATATAGGACATCTGCGTCCTGACCATAGGCAGTAATTGTCTTTGCATACTTACCAAACTTTACGCCAGTATAATTTTCAACCATAAAACGAGCAAACTTCTCTGCCTGCTGCATTTCATGTAGTGGGATATGGTTTTGATCACCCTCTTCACGTCCAGCGTGAAGTCTGGTGTATGCTTCAGAAATATGCATGTATGGAGTTGTTACTGTGTAATATTGAGTAGATGTCATTGGATTTCCATCTACTGCATAGTTCCAGACTGCCTTTAGGCTCTTGTCTGTCATTACATAGTTATCTAGGATTCTAAACGAATAGTGCCCTTCATCATTAATCTCTGGGCTTGCAAATCCGCTAATTACAAGAACGTCTGTGTCACCGTCGTATATTGAAACGGTTGGATTAGCATCAGCTAATCTGAGTTCGTCCTCTTCATAGACATCTAGATAAATGTCTTGGGTAAGACCTGTATATAACTCCATTTAATTAATTAGGAGTAAAACTCCTGTACCTCCTTGGGAGTGGCAAGTCTGAAACCTTCCTGTGTGTCAAAAATCTCCTGTGCGTCCTTTTCAGACATTACAATAAATGGATTTTCTTTTGTAAATGTGAATGCATTTACATCGTATCTTGGGTTCATTCTTTCCATCTTTACTAGGACCTGGCCACCCTTGAGTTCGGTATTTGGCTTTGATCCAAGTGTTTTCTTTTCTTCTACTTCTGCTTCGCCTTTTTCAGCGTTAATAAAACTATTATACATTTCATAGCTTACACCCTCTTCTGCGAGTAGGGCGATTAGGTCTGCCTTATTCTTGGCTGATTCATGATCTACCGCAAATGTTTCTGCGACCTTACGAAGCTCCTCAAGCTTCAAATTATTAAAAGACATTTATTCTCCTCTCAGTCTTTTCCTTCTAATTATAGCACCCATATGACTAAAGGGGAACCCTTTTTAGGAGTTCCCCTTCAGACTATTTAGTTGTTAAATTTGTTAGGCTGAGACCTTTACGTTCTTAACCACAACAAAAGCTTCAGGATTTTCGATTGCACATCCTGTTCTTACGAACATTGTGTACTCGATTGTATCCTTCTTTGGCTTGAATTCACGGTATACCTGAATCTCACGCTTAACACCAACAACTAGGTTGTTAGCGAATGTAAGATGGATATCACCATGATCAGCTGTACCAGCACCTGAGTAGTCTCCGTCTCTAGTCTCATCGATTAGAGGTACTTCAACTACTGGAATACCGAATGCGAATGGGATTACACCACCTGGAGCACCAGCTGGTCCGTTTGGATTTCCACGAAGAATTGAAGATGCAATGTCTTCTGGAGTTCCACCCTGACCAATTGTTGTCAAGTTGTATAGATAATCCTGCACTAGGTTTGAACCTGTAAAGAACTTAAGTTCGTTACGGCGTTGCTTGTACTTACGTGGCATAGCCTTGATTGCGCTGTTGAATACTGCCTTAGAGATTACTGCACCGCCTGCGTTTACAACGTTTGCTGACTCAAGTGCAAGTGCACGGAATCCCTTAAACGCTGACATCAAACCAGAACCTGTTCCAACACCGTTGATCAAAAGATCTTCGATATCGTTACCAGCCTGAGTTGCCATTAGGCGAGCAATGTGATCCTCAAGATCAGCACCCTCGATGTTATCTTCAAGAGCTTCGCTTGAAAGTTCCCAATCAAGACGTAGCTTCTTAGTGGTAAGAGAAATCTTGGAGAATGTAACTGCTGCATTAGAACCTGTTTGGGTTGCTTCAGTAGCTACTGTCATTAGTCTAGTACCAACTCCAACCTTGTCAATGTCTGCTGTGTTAGAACGCATGCGAACTGTACGAGCTGCACGGGCAAGAATTGTAGCATCGAACATGTAATCGATGAATCGGTTAGCCTGGTCTGTGTTTAGAAGACCACCATTTCCTGATCCAACGTTTGTAGTATCAACTACTTTTTGTAGAATATCGCTCATTTATTTATTTTCACCTCCGTTGTTTTTATAAATTAAATGTTGCGGACGCTGAGGAAATGCCCGCCCCACTTGCTGTTTGTTTTTTGTATTGTTACATCTGACCCGTCCAGATCAGAAGACTTACGAATCGCAGTATCTTTCTCTACTCCGTCGACCCTCTTTTCGACGCCTGAGATAGTTGCCTTAATATTGTTAACAACCTCTGCGAGTTCATTATATTTGTTGGTTACTTCAGCAATTTTCTGATCAACCTGTGCTGCTAGTCCTGAAACAGCCTCAGCTGTTGCAGTCTTACTAATTTCTGTTGAGATGAAGCTTTTCATTTCATCAAACATTTTTGCAAAGTCAGTCTCTTCAACTTCGACTTCGGAAATGTCAGCGGCTTCTTCTTCAACGGCTGCAGGTGCTGTTTCAGCATCTGCCTGTGGTGCCTCTTCGGTTGCTGGTGCTTCCGCATCAGCAGACTTAGCGAGGTCCGTTTCTGTGACTTCCTCAACTAGAGCAACTTGCTCAGCTGGAGTCTCTTCAACGGTAATTGTTGTATCTTCTGCCACAGTAACACCTCCTTCTGTGTCTTGATTTTCTTCAACCTGCTTTGCAAGATCAGGTTGTACCTTAGACTGCTTGTATGAGTCAAGGATTCTCTTAATTTCGACAGACTTATTGGTATCTGCTGTTTCTACCCAACCAATTAATTCTAAATTAGTATTTGTAGTTGGTGATGTAAATTCTGATTCTGTTGATAGATAAACTTCATCTGTTTCCTTATCATAGAAAACATTTTCAACTTGTGTTTCTGTTGCAATTCCCTTGAGCACTGTCCCATCAGCGGTCTTTTGAATAGAAACAATATTTGAAAGTTGATTTGCTGGATTATCTACTAATGAAAGTTCTGTTAGATCGTATTCTTTAATAACACGAATTGACTTGTCGAGTGTTGAGTTATACTCGTCTACTGTCTTTGTAATATTTCCGCCGATTGAAAAACCAGAAAGAGTTCCATCAAGAACTTTTTCCCAAGTATCTTGTGCACCTTTTGAAACATAAGCGTTAACAAAAACACCGCTGTATTCTTTTCCAGTTGCCTTATCAAATAACTTTTCCTTGCGGAATGAAACCATCTTGCCTACTGCAAGCGGTTGATGCATCTCACGAATATTTCCACGGAAGCGCTCAAACGCAGAAGCAGAAGCATCTGCGGAAACGATGTCTCCGTGTTGATCTATATTGTCTAGGGTCGCAAATCCTGATACGATG